AGGTGGGAGTAAGAGTGCAATGTTTTCTGGATTGTATCAAGTGGTTAAAGTAACTAGTTCGTTTGACAACGGTGCCTTTACACAAATTTTGCACATGATTAGATTTAAAAATCAATCCGAAGACAAACCTGCAACCAAAGTTCAACCTATAACCTGGTTTGTTACTCCAGATGGAAAAACTGTCAGCTTAACAGCAAAAGAATTATCGAAAGAAGCACTGAACTATATAAAACAAAAGAACCAAGAGTACATAGACAAAAGTGGTACCGGCGGAGGCGACACTTTCTAGATAGGATTATATGATAGGATTAACACCTTTTTTAAGCGGAGATACAGCAACACCTAATTTACCCAATAAGAGTACTACTGGTGCTAGAATAGATCCAGGTCCGTATGTTGGTATTGTTAAATCCAATATCGATCCTACTCGAATGGGACGATTAAGTGTGTTGATTCCTTCACTAGCAAACACATATACTCCGAGTACAGGGCAATTGATCGTGTGTGAATACCTATCTCCATTTTATGGCGCAAAAACAACCAAATATTTAGATGAGAGCAATCCATATGATTACAAAGGATCACAACATTCATACGGTTTTTGGGCAGTCCCACCCGATATAGATTCGAAAGTTCTAGTAATTTTTGCCGAAGGAAGAGTAGAACAAGCATTTTGGATAGGTTGTGTTCAAGACCCTTTAACCAATCATATGATTCCTGGTATTGGTGCATCAGAACAAACTGGATTGTCTGACACAGGAGTTGAAGAAGACAGTAAAGAATCTGTATATGGATCAAACACAGTACCAGCTGGAGAAATCAATCGTGCAACATTAGATAGAATAGGTAATAAAGAAGCTAATCCAAAAATAAAAAGACCAATTCATCCATTTGCAGAAACATTAAGACAACAAGGATTAATAAAAGATACAGTGAGAGGAACCACAACATCTTCTGCACGACGAGAATCTCCTAGTCAAGTGTTTGGAATGAGCACTCCGGGTAGACGAGACCCAACGGCTAAAGAGCAAACAGTTGGAGTACCAGGATCTAATCAAAAAGAAAAAATTGATAGACTTACAGGACACACATTCACAATGGACGACGGAGACATTAACGGTAGAAATCAACTCGTACGATTAAGATCTGCGTCCGGTCATCAGATATTATTGAATGATTCTGCTGGTGTAGTCTACATTGCTAATGGATCAGGTAATGCTTGGATGGAATTTTCTGGAGACGGATCTATAGACATTTATTCTGGTGGTTCTTTAGCAGTGCGTTCATCGGGTAATATGGATTTTCACAGTGATGCTAATATTAATATGTTTGCTAGAGAACAAATTAAATTTGCCGCAGGACAAAAATTAGTGATAGACGGCGGACAACAAATAATGACATATGCTGATTATGATATTTTGAATCAATCTTTAAAAGGAAGTGTTACAACTAAAGCACCAGAAGGTACAATTATTTCGTATGCTGGACAAATGCAATTGCATATGGCAACAGGACAGCATCATTTAACAGGTGAAGAAGTGCATTTTAATAGTATGCCTACAATGCCTGATCTTCTTGCAACATATCAGAGAACAAGATTTTATGATCAGTCAGGCACAGGAACATTGAACACCCCAATACCTGATGTGGATCTTACTAAAAAATTTAAATCTGAACCTCTTAAAGTGGATCAAAATCTTAACATCACCATGGATGGTATGCGTGTGCCTACACACGAACCGTTCTATGGGCACAGAGATCAGATTATATCATTTGCTGGAGGAAAACCTAGTGCGTTAAGTCTTGTGCCAGGCACCCCGGAGTTTGTATCGCAGTTGAACAGAACCAGCGACAACCCAATGATAAGAGCGGCACAGTTACAGGCAGACATGAAAGTGCATCTAGAAGGACTAGGGTTAGGTCAAGGCACAGCCAACATCAAGAAACTTCAAACTGCGGCAAACGATTTTGTAAACAATTATGCGAAAGATTTTAAACTGCCAAGCGGATTAAATCTATCACAAGCCACAGATGCAGTTAGTTCTGTAGTAAATCAAACTATTGGATCAATAACAGGTGAAGCCAAGAATTTACTACAGAATCAGATCTTTGTGAATCAAGGAGGTACGTTATTCACAGCAGGCAATCTAGGTCAAGCAGTGACGGGGACTGTGTCCAACGCCATACAAGATTTAACATCATTGGATACATTTACTTCTACTGCGGGCAACATTCTTAATGCAAGTCTACCTAGCAGTATCACAGGCATAACCAGCAATGTCAATCTAGGCAACCTCACAGGCAACCTTACTGGTGGAGTAGCCAATATTAATTTAGGACAATTTGTTAATGTTGATGTGAATTTGGGCAACATCGCCGGAAACGCTGTGAACAACGCTATAGGAAATGTTGCAAACAACATTCCGGGGATAGGACAATTAAATACAGTAACTAACACTTACAAAAACGTTGTGGGTAGCCAGATAACATCAGTGACTCAGGTTACTAGTTTGGTCAACAACATTGGATCGAAGATTACTTCTTCGATTGCTAGTGTAGGTAGAAGTATAGGAAAAATGTTTGGATTTTAATTATGGCAGAAAATAAAGTTTCATTTAAACAAGCACAGGTGTTCAAAGGATTCAGTTCCAAAGCCGCTAACAGTAATTACAAACTGTACGACTTTGAATTGATCAAACAGGATTTAATGAATAGACTCAGTATACGAAAAGGTGAGCGTGTGGAAAACCCAGAATTTGGCACAATTATCTATGATGTGCTGTTTGAACCACTCACTGATGCTGTTAAACAAGCAGTGGCAGATGACATTGCCCAAAATTTAAATGCTGATCCCCGCATATCCACAGAAGAAATACTGGTGTCAGAGTCAGAACATGGCATTGCTGTACAGGCCACAATCACCTATGTGCCCTACAATATCACCGAAAAATTGCTGTTGAATTTCGATGAAAACTCCGCTACACGTCTTTATTAATATACGCATATTATCACGCCAATAAATACCCTTATACAAAGAGTATTAATACAAAATGGCCACAACAGATAGACAAAACAGATTACTAGTCGCAGAAGATTGGAGGAAGATCTACACTGCTTTTCAACAAGCAGACTTCAAATCCTATGACTTCGAAACACTTCGTAGGACCATGGTGGCTTACCTGCGTGAGAACTATCCAGATGATTTCAACGATTATATTGAGTCTTCGGAATATGTGGCTCTAATAGATCTAATTGCCTACATAGCACAGTCACTTTCTTTCAGAGTGGATTTAAATGCTCGAGAAAACTTCTTAGAAACAGCGGAAAGAAGAGATTCGATTTTACGATTAGCAAGATTAATCAATTACAATGTTAAAAGAAATAAACCAGCCACAGGATTATTAAAGATTGTTTCTCTATCAACTACACAATCAGTTCTAGACAGCACAGGTACAAATTTATCTAATGCTACTATCGTATGGAATGATGGAACCAACAGTAATTACAGAGAACAGATGATTAATATATTAAATGCCGCTAATGTAGAAGGTCAACAGTTTGGAAGACCATTAGAATCAAATTCGATTGGTGGAATAGATACCAGTGTTTATGTGTTGAACAGTGCAAACACAGATATACCAGTGTATTCTTTTTTAAAAAGTATAAGTGGTGTTTCAAGAGGATTTGAAATTGTTCCGAGTTCTATAAACAATTCAGAATCTATTTATGAATCAGCACCGGTACCTGGTGGAGCAATGAATTACATCTATCGTAATGACGGTGCAGGCGATTCCAGTCCCAATACAGGATTCTTTTTCTTGTTCAAACAAGGCACATTAGGCAGTGTTAATTTTGATATTAATACACCTACCACAAACTATTCTAAGTCAATCAACATTTCCAACATCAACAACGACGATGTGTGGTTATATGAGTTAGATGATTTTGGACAATTAGAAAAATTATGGACCAAATTACCATCATTGTCTGGTAACAATACAATTTACAATTCACTGTCTGCTAATGTGAGAGACATCTACAATGTAATCACAAAAAACGGAGACGCAATAGACCTTGTGTTTGGAGATGGAAATTTTTCAACTATTCCTTCAGGCGCATTTAGATGTTATTACAGAACCAGTGACAACGTAAAATATTCTATCCAACCTGCAGATATGCAGAACATTCAATTTTCTATACCTTACACAGATGCCAACGGTGGTAGACAACAATTAACCATTGTGGCTTCATTACAGCAGTCGGTGTACAATTCAGCGGCGACAGAAACCAACGCATCTATTAGACAGAAAGCACCTCAAGTTTACTATGCACAGAACAGAATGATCACAGCAGAAGACTACAACGTAATGCCTCTGGCGGTGTCACAAGATATCATTAAAGTTAAATCTATCAACAGAGCGGCATCGGGTATTTCTAGAGCTAAAGAAATTATTGACCCAACAGGTGCATATTCAAATGTGTCTGTGTTTGCTGATGACGGAATATTGTACAGAGAAGAATCCACCCCTCAATTCACATTTACATTTGCCAACAGAAACGAGATTGCAGATGTAATTGGTCGTATGGTGGAAGGCAGATTGAAAGAAGCATATGCAAGACAATTTTTCTATTTAAAATATGGTTCCAAAGATTTAGCATCTCTTTCAGCCAATTGGAACAGTACCACAACCGGCACAAACACCAACACAGGTTATTTTGAAGCGGGCGGTCCATTGACATTGGGGGACTATGCCACAAACAATTTAAAATACGCTCAAGTGGGAGCATTGGTGAAATTCACATCACCAGACAGTAGACAATTCTTAAATGGCAAACTGGTCACTGCCGGCACAACAGGAGCACAGGATCGTGCTTGGACAAAAATATCTAGAGTAGTATTAGATGGCGCTAATTCTGGAGTGGGCAATTTAGAATCAGGTCTAGGTCCAGTCACACTGAACGATATAATTCCTGACAATGCGGTGGCTAATGCTGTATTCCCTCCATTTACCACAATGTTTGATTCAGCATTAGAGAATGATATTATAGATAGAATTGAAGCATACGAAGAGTTTGGTTTGAGATATGATGAAGAAAATTTAGTATGGAAAGTTATTACAGCCACAAATATAGATGACAGTGCTGTGTTTAGTTTGAACTACACAGGTGATACCACACAGACAAATTTAGATGCCAGCTGGTGGTTTAAATTCACTAACGACGGTAGTGTCTACACAGTGACATATAGAGCATTAGATTATGTGTTTGAAAGTGAAGGCAAGAACAAATTCTTTTTTGATAAGGGAGATAGGACCTATGATTATATTACAGGTAGCACAGTCAAAGACCTTGTTAAACTTTTAAAATCCAATACAATCACGAGTACAGGACTAGGATTAAATTATGCCATTAACTGGCAGGTTGTAGACACAGTAGAAGAAAATGATGGATATCAAGATAACAGAAAAGTTAAAGTGGGTTTCTACGACGGAGACGACGATGGTGTTGTGGACAATCCAGACATATTCGACATCTTTGTTGAACCTGACACAAATATTACGTTGAAATTTGTTTTCTATGAAAAATACATAGGATATAATAACATTGAGAGATTTAGACCATATTCAGCCAGCAATTTTGTTGTGACCGAGAACGAAAGTGACATTGTGTTGCCTGGTGATTATATCGACGGACAATTATTTTATTTCTACAGTGCATCTGAAAATATTATTAAAAAATACAATGAAGAAACAGTATCGCTAGAAAGCACAACAGACTACAAAGCATACAGAGGTAGAAGCGATATAGAGTTTCTATATAGGCATACAGCAAGTCAAAGCACAAGAATTGACCCAGCACAGACCAATATTATGGATATCTATCTATTGGAGCGTTCATATGATCAGCAGTTTAGACTTTGGTTGATGGATGGTGGCACACAGCCAATTCCTTCTACATCAGATCAACTGCGTATCAGTTATGCAGGCACGCTAGAGCCAATCAAAGCACTATCAGATCAATTAGTATTCCATCCTGTAAAATATAAAGTGTTGTTTGGCAATCAAGCAGAAGAAAGATTTCAAGCCACATTTAAAGTAGTCAAAAATAATGCTACCAATGTAACGAATTCAGTAATTAAAACCAGAGTAATCCAGTCAATCAACGAGTTCTTTGCTCTAAACAATTTTGATTTTGGTGACACTTTTTATTTTACAGAATTAGCCGCGTATGTTCACAAACAATTAGCACCAGATCTATTAACTGTGGTGATAGTGCCAAACCAAGAAGGTCAGGTGTTTGGATCACTATTCCAGATCAGTAGTGCTCCTGATGAAATTTTTGTCAGCGGAGCCACAGTGGACAACGTGGAAATTATTGACGCAGTTGGAGCCAACCAATTGTTAGCCAAAGGCACAGTGGTATCAAATACTACAGGATTGACAACGAACATTAGATCAACATCTGCGGTATCGTCTGTTACCACTGCTAACGCTGGTTCAAGATCCAGCACAGGTAGTAGTGGAACAGGATACTAATCATGGCAGATCGCACAATAGATAGCCAAACTAACGAAGTAGAAGTAACCAAAGATGGTGTTACTCTCAGAAGAACCATTGCTCACTTACCTGCGTTCTATAGAACAGATGTCAACGAAAGATTTTTAAGTAGCACACTGGATCAACTCATTCAACCAGGCAAACTGAATCGATTGGATGGATTTGTGGGCAGAAAAGATGCCTACACCAATGTGTCCACAGACAAGTATATTGAATCTGGATTGAAAGATAGAGATGACTATCAGTTAGAACCCACAGTAACTTACATTAAAAAAGACTCGTCGTCGATCAATCCGGAAGATCAAGTAAAATTTACAGCAACCTATGATGACTATATCAATCAAATCAAATATCTTGGCGGTAATACTGACAACCACAACAGATTAAACAGTGAAAAAATTTATTCTTGGAACCCTTCGATTGATTTTGATAAGTTAATCAACTATCGAGAGTACTACTGGTTGCCAGAAGGGCCAAATCCAATATTGGTCACTAATAGTGGACCAAACACTGTGTCTGAAATTCAAGTAACACATCGAGCTCAAGAAGCATATTTGTTCAGCACATATCCTAAGATAGATAACCCAACTATAACTTTATATAGAGGTAACACCTACAAGTTTCTTGTTAATGCATTAGGACACCCTTTCAATATAATGACAGAACCTTTCAAAACAGGAGTATCAGCCGATGATAGCACTTCGATTGTATATTCCACAGGAGTGTCGGGCAACGGTGTTGAACAGGGTGTGTTAACATTCACGGTGCCTACAGGAGCACCAGATGTATTGTACTATCAGTGCGGCTCTCACGCTGGAATGAATGGTGCGTTTACAATTAAAACTATTACAGCCACAAACGAAATTGATGTGTTACACGAAATTGTGGGAACAAAAAATTATACATTGCCTTCGGGAACCAACTTGTCCAACGGAATGAAATTGCGTTTTGACAGTAATGTAACCAATACAGATTATGCTAACAAACAATTTTATGTGGAAGGTGTAGGCGGGACAATCACACTGACAGATATTGCTAACTTAATTGTGTCCGGAGCCTATGCTGAACAGGTAACAGAACCATACGATGATGTACCTTACGCAGACAGACCATACGCTGTGTCTTTTTATAGACCAGTTAAAAAGGATTATATCACAATCAAAAGAGACAGCATCGACGGCAATGCTTGGTCAGCCTACAATAGATGGTTCCACAGATCGGTAATTGAAGCCACTGCTGAAGAAATTGGCTACACACCTAATCTATTAGAAGAAGACAGAGCCAAAAGACCAATCATAGAATTTGATTCTGGATTAAGTTTGTACGACCACGGAATATCGGCCAAACGACCAGTCACACTGGTAGATAACACAACTAAAGATGTTTTTTCTAAAATGGTCAATCAAACTGGATACATTGTGGATGGTGTACCATTAAAAGATGGTATGAGATTGTTGGTGTTAGCAGACACAGACCCATTAGTGAACAATAAAATCTATTTGGTCAACTTTGTTCAAGTGGCTGGTCGCGATGTTACCACACTAAAATTAACAGCAGACTTTGATGGACGACCAGCAGACGGCGACACTGTAAGTGTGGAAATGGGCACAAACTATCAAGGTAAGACTTGGTACTTTGATCAAGATCAAAATACCTGGGTACAGGGACAGAGCAAAACAGGATTGAACCAAGCACCTCTGTTCCAAATGTTTGATGAAAATCACACATCGTTTGATGATCAAAATGTTTACACAAACTCTACATTTATTGGATCGAAATTATTTGAATACAAAATTAGTGACACAGCACCTGTAGATCCTGTGTTAGGATTACAGGTCAAATATAACACAATTAAAAATGTAGGTGATATAGTTTTTACTAGTGATTACTCTACGGACTCTTTTGAGTATCAGTTAAATGGTGTAACAACTAGAAAAAATTTTAATACAGGACACTATCATCAGGTGTTGGCCAGAGATACACACATCAGTCGTGTTGGTTGGTTACAGAGAGAAGAAGAAAGCAAACAGAGAGTTGTGAGATTGTTCACAGTAACCGATGCCACTGATAGAGCATATCCTATAGATGTGTTCCTAAACAGTAACACACTCACTGATCTATCTGTTGTAGTAGAAGTGAATCATGTGGTTCAAAATTTAGAAGATGATTACGAATTAGTAGATGGATTGAGTAATAAATTTGTTCAGTTTACTAGAGATCTAATTTTGGGTGATATAGTAAAAATTACTGCTTATAGTTCTGCTCCTAAAGTTAAAGATCAAGGATTATACGAAGTTCCTGAAAATTTATCAGTTAACCCGTTCAATGCTCAGTTAGGAGATTTTACTTACGGACAAATATTAAATCATCTAAATGATATCAATGAAAAGAACATAGAAATTATAGGAAGGACACCAGGCAGTAGTAATTTAAGAGATCTTCCGGACGTGAGGACCAAAGGTGGAACTATCATTAAACATGGGTCACCATTACCACAGGCTATGTTCTTGTTGATCGATCCCGATGCTAACGCAATTAGATCTATAGAATATTCTTCTAAAGAATATCAACGATTCAAAGAAGCATTTCTAAAACAAACCACAGGCAAAGCACACGAAGGTTCGGTTGCAGATCGAGTGGATGAAATTATTAAAACTATGTCAGCAAACAAAGACAAGAGTTTCCCATTCTATTATGATGATATGATTGGGTTTGGAGAATTATCACGTACAAGAACTTATACAGTACAATCATCTGAACAGACAGAGTATGCTATCGAATCACAGTTTGACACTACACAATTGAGTAGTAGGGCAGTTTATGTGTACCTTAATGGTGTTCAATTAATACTAGGATCGGATTACACTTTTAATACCGATTCAGACGGTTTAACTATTAGTACACCACTAGTAGAAGGTGACAAAGTTGTAATCAAAGATTATGCCAATACAGAAGGCAGTTTTATTCCTTCAACTCCTACCAAATTAGGATTGTATCCAAAGTTTAAACCCGAGTTGATCACAGACAACACGTACAGAACTTCTACCGCAGTGTTGGTAGGACATGACGGCAGTAGAACAATTACATTTGGTGACTATCGTGACGATCTATTGTTAGAATTGGAAAAAAGAATTTATAACAATTGTAAAACAGCATATAATCCTAATCTATTAGCAATGACAGATGTTGTGCTTGGAGCATTTAGGACAACAGAGTATACACCAGAAGAAATCAACAGCATACTGAGTTTGGATTTTTATGGATGGACAGGAGCCAATGGTGTAGATTATCAAGCCAACGACCAGTATGATGAAAATGATTATTTTACATTTAATTACAGAAAAAATAAAAATATTCTTTCAGGCAAACCTTTACCAGGTAATTGGAGAGGCATATACAAATATTTCTATGATACAGATCGTCCACATACTCATCCATGGGAGATGTTGGGCTATTCGGAAAAACCTACATGGTGGGAAACCAATTATGGTCCAGCACCATACACCGCAGGTAATGATCTATTATGGAATCATTTAGAAATAGGCTATGACGTTAATCTTAAAACCTCAGTAGAGAAATATAAGAGAACAGGATTGAGCAATTATCTGCCTGTGGATGACAGCGGTAATTTACGATCGCCAGTCCATATTGGATTGATTGATCAATATCAAAATTTAGGCATACAGGACAAATGGAGTTTTGGAGATCAAGGCCCAGCAGAAACGGCTTGGAGAAGAAGTAGTCATTATCCTTTTGCTGTGATGAAATTGTTAGCATTGACTAAACCTGCTAAATTTTTCACATATTTCTTAGACAACAGTAAGATAGGAATTAACCTAGCGGGCAACATTATTAATACAGATACAAGATTAGCACCAACATTGTCAGGCACAAATTTTTATCTAGACACATCTAACGTAACTTCGGGCTATGCTAGAGCGGCAGGCTATCAACCATTCATTGTGAACTATTTGATCAAATGTGGATTGGATCCTGCTGTGTATTTTTATGATAAACTGAAAGGATTGTCAGTACAATTGGCCTACAAGTTGGGAGGTTTTACAGACAAAGAAAATTTAAGAGTATTAACAGACAGTATCAGTCCAAGTTCTACAGCAGGTTCTCAATTTGTGCCTGAGGAAAACTACAAGATAGTGTTCAGAGCCAGTAACCCAGTGGAAACTTTTGAATATTCTGGTGTGTTGATTGAATTGAATTCTGCTGTGTCAGGCGATGGTAGTACACTAGAAGGTGGTTACAGAGTGATTGGATATAACACACACAAACCCTATTTCAAAGTTCGTATGCCAGTGGCAAATAATAATTCATATGAAATACAAGTGGGCAATTCTAGAGCAGTGATTTATAAAGATTGGAATGAAAGAGAAACTGTGATTTCGTATGGCACAGTGTTTAAAAACACTCAGAGTGTGGTAGATTTCCTAGTAGGATATGGCAAACATTTAGAAGCACAAGGTTTTGTGTTTGATAGATTTTCAAAAGAATTAAAAGAAATTCAAAACTGGGAAACTTCCGCTAAAGAATTCTTATATTGGACTCGTCAGGGTTGGGCGGCAGGTTCGGCTATTACTTTAAGTCCAGCGGCCGACGGGTTCATGATAGAGACAACAGACTCTATTATCAGCAAATTTGCTGATATGTTTGGTCAGTATTCGATATTGACAGCAAACGGCCAGCCATTAGAAGCCAAATATCTTTCAACCAAACGTATTGGCAATAAATTTTCTATTGCTGTGAAAAACACAGAAGAAGGTATCTATAACATATCAATGAGTGCTGTTCAAAAGGAACACATTGTATTGTTTGATAATATTACAGTGTTTTCAGATATCATCTATCAGTTGGTTACAGGGTTCCGTCAAAAGAGATTGAAACTGATTGGTTGGAAGACAGGTGACTGGAATGGAGACTATTATTCTCCAGGATTTATTTTTGATGAAGCTAAGGTAGATAGATGGACTGCTAATACAGACTATCATATTGGCGATACTGTGGAATATGGCAACTACTTCTATGTTTCTAAATCCAATCACAATTCAAACAACGCATTTGATTACGAGCTATGGACAAGAAAACTGAACAAACCAGCCGCTCAACTTATTCCAAACTTTGATTACAAAATATCACAGTTCAATGATTTCTATAATCTCGAAACCAATAACTTTGATGAAACTCAACAGCAATTGGCACAGCATTTGATTGGCTATCAATCAAGACCATATCTAGACAACCTTTTCTTAAATGATGTTTCACAATACAAATTCTATCAAGGATTTATCAGAGAAAAAGGTACTCTTAATGCTATTCAAAAATTAGTCAAAGCCAAATTTTATGGAGAAAATATTAATCTAAATGTTTATCCTGAATGGATGATTAAAACTGGAGAGTTTGGCAGTTTAGATCAGTCTAAAATTGTTCAATTCTTAATGGAAGACGATAAGTTTACTAATACAATTCAGAGTATTGAATTATTAAACGATGAAAACTCTAACAAAACCTACAGTAGGTCTGCTTCAGTTTATCAAGATGAAATGTATTCTAAACCTTTAGAATATACAGCAGAAACTACATTTAAAAAATATGATTACACAGAGCAAGGATATGACAGAGATGTTATTCAAAAATACAAAACTGCTGGATTTCCTAGACTGTTTGATGTTCAACATACAGCATTTAATGAAAGCGATTTATTAAATTTAGATGTAAGACAAGTTACAAACAGTGATTTAGTTTGGATTGCTAAAAAACTTAACAATGATTGGGACGTGCAACGTATCACATATAAAGGCATTTCTCTAATTTCTGTTGAACCTAGAATAGATGATAATAGCACAGTGTTTACTTTTAATAATGTACACGAATTAGAAAAGAATCAGTATATTGCTATAGTGAACAGTTCGGTGCCTACATTGAATCGAGTATATCAAGTAAAAGACATTCTATCTCAAAATTCTATATTAGTAAATGCTCCGCTCGAAACAGTTTCTTTGAGCACTGTTAACACAGATGAATCTACAATATCTACATTTGGATTATTGTATTCTTTTATCGGTGTTAGAATGTCTGGATTAAATGATACATCTTCGGTTTTACCTTACAACGAATACAGAATAGCAGATGATGTTAATCAAAAACCAGGCGATAAAATCTTTGTAGACAATGTGGGTAGCAAATGGAAGATATATGAAAAGACTGATCCTTATGTGTACAAAAGATTAGGATCTATTGATACAGAATACAATCAAGAGTTTGGATATCAAACAGTATCCACAGAAGATGGTAAGTTTTTAATTGTGTCTGCTCCAGGTAATCGAGCAGATGCTGAATCAGGAATAAGTGCATACTCACAAGGTGTTATCTATTTCTTCACACGAGAAGAACCAGAAGCAGGAACATTGTTTAAATCTATTAGATCGTATACGATGACAGATAGTACTACAGGAACAGGACGTCTAGGAGAAAGTTTATCGATCAGCACTGATGAAAATTTTGTAACAGCTGGTGCTCCATACGCTAACATACTGTCTTCAGATGGCAGTACAAGAGTCAGCGAATCTGGAGTAGTTCAAATGTATGCTTGGGACGACACTGTACGATCTTATGAAGAATTTACAAAATTTACAGCACCAGAAGGTGATATGACAGCAGGATTGCATTTTGGTTGGGCTCACGTGGTAGCAGAGCCTACAGCAAACAGTACCAAAGACACAAGACAAAAGTATTTGTTGATATCCGCACCTGGTTATAACAATGACACAGGAGTGGTATACATTTATACATATGATCCAGTAGGCGATAGTACAGCATCGGCATGGACACAAGACAATGTAATAACCAGCGATGAGGAAGGCTCTGGCAAACGTTTTGGTCATAGAATGTCTATCAACGACCATGGAGATATTTTAGCAGTGTCTTCAGTTAGTCCAGGAGATGCAGGCACGGTAGAAATTTTTGTTAGAAGTGATACAGTGAGTGGAGATAGCACACTGCCAGGATTCACTCACGTGCAAACATTGAGGGGTGTTTCAGCAGAAGACAGCACATCAAATGTTGCTTTTGGTGACAGTATCTCAATGAGCAATGATGGAAAAACTTTAGTGATCGGTGCTCCTGGTGTGGATAACGGATTACAATCAGATGCTGGAGCAATATACATTTATAAATGGGACGCAAACAACGATTCTACACAATCTTATACTTTAACACAAACAATATTATCACCAGACACAGCAACCAATATGCAGTTTGGTTCTTCTGTACATATTAATAAAGCGGCTACACGAATAGTGATTGGAGCACGAGGATTTGACAACACCAGAGATATGTTATTTGACGGTGGATTAACTACATTTGATTTACAAGACACACAGATAGTGGATTTAAATGCACGTTCAGGCGGCGTGTTCACAGCAAACAAATACAATGACGATTTCTTATTGGATGGAAAAATAGTTACAACCAACGTTTCACCTTACGATAAATTTGGTAACTCAGTATTTGTTACTCATGATACAATATTTGTAGGCGCTCCGAATGATGATACTACTATTTCTGATATATCCACAAGAGAAAACGACGGTATGGTTGGCGTATTTGATCTAAAAGTATCTGGACAATATTCTTGGAAGGTAGTAGAACAAGAAAAAGAATTAATAGATGATCGTTTGATTGAAAGTGCTTTTATATTTGATAGAGCAGAACAAAAAATTAAAGGATATCTAGATTATTATGATCCAATCAAAGGTAGAATACTGGGTCTTGCTGACAGAGAAATTAATTATAAAACAGAATGGGATCCTGCTGTGTATGATGTAGGCACAGATGATAAAACAGTACAAAGTACACAGTCTTGGGCAGAATCACACATAGGAGAAGTTTGGTGGGATCTGTCTAAGTGTCGTTGGTTATGGTACGAACAAGGTGATCAAGAATACAAAACTAAAAATTGGGGTAAACTGTTTCCGGGCAGTTCTGTAGATGTATATGAATGGGTTGAATCTACTCTGACACCATCTCAATGGGCAGTGAATGCCGATACAGTAGATGGCTTAGCAAGAAGAATATCTGGACAACCATTGCACGGTGACAACACTGTGTATTCTGTGAGACAGAAATATAATTCACGACTGGACGGATTTATTAATTACTACTACTTCTGGGTAAAAAATTCTGTGTTCATGCCTGATCTGGGTGTTTCTGTAGTTACAAGACAAAATACTACAGCATATATTTCTAATATTATTAGTAATCCTTTAGTAAGTGATATACGATATTTTACAGTGTCTGATATTAATAAGTTAATCACATTTAATACTAAAAATGATTTAATTAACAGTAATATTGTTTTGAGCTTAACATACAAAGAAACCGACGGCGATGCTACAGGAGATGCTCATTATGTTTGGAAATTAATCAAAGAGGGAGATCGAGCAGATAGGCCAAACACACAAATCGAGAAAAAATGGTGGGACAGTTTAACTGGACAAGATGAAGCTGGTAATGAAGTACCTGATATTAGTGTTCCTTTAGCACAAAGATATGGAAACAAAATACGTCCAAGACAGAGCTGGTACACAGATAGGTTTAGTGCATTAAAAGAAATTATTGATTATTCTAACTCAATATTGATCAAATATCAATTAGCTAATAATATACGATATGATAATTTAAATTCGTCTGAGCCAGAACCTAATTTTATTTCTGGAGAATGGGATGAAGCAGTAGATACCTATGCTGATCTAACCTATATTGATACACGAGATATTAGTGGAACTTTTAATGTCCTAGTTCATAATGATGAGCAGTTCGATCAAGGATATTGGTCAATATACAATTGGACAGGAACCGAATGGATTAGAGTTAGAGTACAAACATATAAAACTAGCTCGTACTATGAGCAAGTGGATTGGTATTCTCCTGCTTTTGATAAAAATAAAATTATTGAAAAACAAATTCAATATCAATATCAATTAGAGTTAACAGATGCATCGCTTGGCGATTATGTTAAAGTATTAACAGCAGATACAGGTGGTTGGAAAATATTTGAAAAGACCAAAGACGAGTTTGTTAATGTTGCTACAGAAAATGGCACAATTCAGTTGAAAACATCACTGTATAATTATGGTTTAGATGGGGTAGGATATGCAGGTAAAAATGCATATGATAATACTTTTTTTGATGGTGAACCTCAATTAGAATTAAGAAACATATTAAAAGCATTGAGAGATGATCTGTTTGTGGACGAATTGTCAGTGGAATATAACAATATTTTCTTTATAGGTCTTAGAAAAGTATTTGAACAACAGCAGTATGTGGATTGGTTAGTGAAAACTTCGTTTATCAATGTTTCAAACACTATAAGAGAACTAGATCAAAGAAAGAACTACAGAGTGAACACAGAAAACTATGTGGAAGAATACATCAACGAAGTCAAACCTTTCCACGCAAAAGTTAGAGAGTACAGATTGGGTTACACAGGTAGAGAAACACAAGACGGTATCTATACAGACTTTGATTTACCTGCGTTCTATGATGGTGACAGAATTAGAAACATCGATCTAACCACAGATATTCTCACTCTAGACACATATCCTTATCGTTTCTGGAGAGACAATTACAAAAAATATGTGACCGAAATAGATGTAGTCCATGGAGGCAGTGGTTATGTTACTGCTCCAACAGTGACACTGGTAGGTGGAACTACAAAAACAGTGGGACCATTCACAGTGCTAGGTACTAGTACATCTGGTAGCACCAGCGGATCATATGGTTATTTCTATCCATTGTACACAGCAAAGATTGATGCCAATGTGGCAGACGGACAAGCGGGTGGTTCAAGCACCAGTGATAAGTTTACATTCTCAGAATTCCCTGGCATAGATTTTTATATGCCAACCACAGGACAGAACACAGGTCAAGTGAATAGACCTTCTGCTTATGATGTTTATACTGCGTCTGATGCGGATCAAGCCACAGCCAAAGCCACTATCAGAGAAGGTGCCGTGGTTAGAATCACGCTGTTAACCAACGGATCAAATTACACAGCCACACCTCGAGTGGTGATTACAGGTGGAGGAGCCAACGGAGCAACACCTTCTGACACTGCTAGAGCCTATGCTGTGCTTAGAAATGATCTAGTGAGAGATTTAAATACAACAATCAAATTTGACAGAGTTCAATCCACAGCCACAGTATTGACTTGGACAGCCAATACTGCGTATGCTTACAATGATCTGATACGATACGAAAATTCTTTTTACAAAGTCACAACAGGCTACACTAGTACTGATAAGTTTGACGAGGGATTATCTAATCTTGTTAAATTGAGAGGTGACGAACCATACATCACAGCCGCAGAGAGAACACTGGGATTCTACGCACCTACCGCAGGTATGCCGGGCAACGAATTATCGCAATTAATGATTGGAGTGGACTACGGTGGAGTAATTGTGACAGGACTAGCATTTGACAACAGTCAAGGTTGGGACGCTTCTCCTTGGTATGATTTACCTTGGGATGGTTACGGATTGAGCAGAGTTAAAGTATTCTACGGTGACGGGTCAACCACACAGTTCTCTTTTGATATTGCTCCCACAGCATTGGACGTTTACACAGTATACTTTACAGATATCAGTGATTCGTCATCATTAAATCCAGCCGCTGTAGCCAATGTTAATAGAAAAAGACAGGTTTCACAGGTGATACGAGGAGATGGTTCTACCACTACATTTACAATTGTGGGAGACGATAGTGCTCCGGCGTCTGCGGACACATACATTGAATTGATACCTTTTGAAGAAGACGGTGTAGCAACTCCTACAGATGACAAAACATTAGACAGTTTAGTCAGTGGTGGAATTTTTAAATCAGCATTGGGAATTTCTCCTTCGGATATTATTGTTGAAGGTGATACTTTCTTAACACCAGAAACATCATACTCTCCAGAAGAAAATCTTCCAGGATCAATATTTGACACAGTAGACATTAAAGTTTATCAAGCACCGTCATCTGGTGAACCATTTATAAACAATCACAATTATGTGGGCGACGGAGTAACAACAACATTTAATATATCTAGAGCACCAGCAACTCTTGCATCGGTTATTGTTTCAGTTGATGGTCAAACACAAAGATTAAACACTGATTATACTGTTGATGTTACAAATAAAGTTATTACATTTACATCTGGATCTATACCATCTAGTGGATCTAAAATTAATTTTAAATTGTTTTCTATGTCTGGAACAAACTTTATGATGTATAACAGTATTACAGGGGATGGTTCAACTAATACATTTGCTTTATATGCTAGGGAAACATACCAGTTTGACAGTTCTTTAGCACAATTATTTCTTACTGTTAACGGAGTACCTACAACAAACTATACTTACATTGTACAAGATAAGGAACTTGTTATTAGTTTCCATAATGGTGATGGTAGTACTGCTGATCCTCCTCCAGCCGGAGCTCTAATTCAAATAGGTTCATATAATCAATCAACTGCTAGTGGAAGAGCATATACAGAAATACGATCAGAAGAAATAACATACGATGGCAGTAGTCAAGTTTACACTTTAACATATCCACCAGGGTCAATTGGACCTTACTCTAGTTTTACATTATTAGAGCACAATGGAAAAATATTACGAGGACCAGATAATACGTATTACACTGGAGACGGATCAACATCTTTGTTTTCATTTTCACAGTATGCTGGTTCTACCGAAGGAGACAGCACAGTAAGTGGATACAGAACTACTTTTTCTGGAGAAACAAAAAATATTATTAATGCTCCAACTACAGTAGACTCATTCCCTAAAAACACTTATCATAGTGCATGGTATTTAGGAGTAACATTAGAAGAAATTAGTAATGAATTAGCTACTGTCAAATATTCTTTAGTGCATAATGATACTAACGCTTTTGTTTCCACAACATCTATAACCCCAACAGGAACAGAGAATCATCTCACAACAACAGCAGACATAGATGCAGGCACAGATGTACGATTGTTAGGAACAGGTGCTTCCACACTAAACTCTGCTTCTTGGTACAGAATTGGTCTAGGAGACAACACAGTTTCTAACACAATTGATCCAAATTTATCAACTATCGAAATAAATCCAGTAACTTCGTCTGGTACAACATTAGATAGTTTTGGTATTTCTTCATACAGAGGTGCCAAATATTATATTTCGGTGAATGAAATAGGATCAACTAAACGAAGTAACATCGAAGTTTCTATCACACACAATGGCACCGACGCATTTATTTCTTCGTACAATATTATTAACACTGATTCTAATTTATTAACAGTAACAGCCAATATAGTGGGCAGTGATGTGATTGTAACAGGTACAGCAGTTTCTAATGATGTAGATGTAAATTTATACAGAGTCATTTTAACTGATACCGAAGTTAGTAACGGTTCGACATTAATAGGTGCAACTGTGGTAGACAGCAGTTCAACTTTATTAGATTCATTTATAACATCGGCATACACAGGTGCACACTATATCATATCGGCGTGGAATCCTACTGAAGGAGAAAGTTCGTTATATGAAGTTACAGTTATAGGTAAAAATAGTGATGCTTTTGTATCAGCATCTGGAGTAAACAGTAAAGGCAGTCCACAATTAGAATTTACAGCAACTATAGCAGGTAGCACTGTATCTCTTAATGCTAGTTCAACATCAGGTAGTGGCACAATAGTTAATGCATATAGAGTTGGATTATTAGCAATACCAGGTGGTGCTGTGATTGATCCTAATAAGGTAAGAGTGTATATTAATGGTACTAAGAAAGATTTATATTCAGATTACACTGTGGATATTGACGTTAAAACAGTTAATCTTACAATTCCTCCTGCGGCAAACGATCTTATAGTAATATCTACGATTGTGGGAACTCATTATCATGATAAAAATGATCAAATAATATTACAACCAGATAATATGTCTGTAGACGGTATCACTTTATCAGCTGGAGATAAGATTAATGCAATTACGTTTAACAATTCTGCAGGTATGAAACTAAGAAGAGAAGTATTTGTTGGAAATGAAGCAGGAGAATTTAGATTATTTGGTCACCCTTTAAATAATGATTATGTGTTTGTATGGTTAAATGGTAATTCTTTAATACAAAACTACGATTGGATTGTAAATGGACCATTATTTTCTATACCTAATCGAACATTAACAAGTGATGATAGAATAGATGTAATGTATTTTGATCAGGGATATGATCAAAGA